CGGCTTTCGTGGAATCAAAATTAGCAAATCCGGCCTTTGCCCATTTTGCGGCATTGGTATCCTTCATGTCTATTTCGCTGCTTGTGGCCGCAGTAATCGCAGACGGGATAAAAGTTGCCACGGAAGCGGCTAATTCCGTTGCCCCCATGATCTTTTTAAGCGTGTCTGTGATTGCCTCGGATTCGCGCAATGCGGAAATCCATTCCGCCCATGCTGTGGCCGCCGTCGTAATAGATGGAGCAAGCGAATTTGCAAGCTCTATACCAAGTCCTTTGGTCGCCATTGACAGCGCAAGCATAGCGTCCTCCGCATCGCTCGCTTTTTTAGCCATGCTCTCATCGAAAACAAGCCCCATCCCCTCCGCCTTGTTGATCATGTTCCCAATCTCTTTTGATCCCAAAGAAAGCATGTTGATCATGTCTGCGCCGGACTTGCCAAAGAAGTCCGTTGCGAGAACGACCTTTTGCTCCTGTGTCTCAAGCTCGGCGAATTTATCGGAGATGATACCTATTTGCTCTTCCAATGGAAGCCCAAGCAAATCCTTTACTTTCAGTCCGTACTTCTCAAGCGTCTTTGTTGCGGCATCCTGGCCATTCGCCGCGTTGCCGATTAGCTTCTGGAATTTGGATATGCTGCCGCTCAATGCTTCAGTGTTGCCGCCCACAACATCGGAAATGTAGGAAAGGCCGGAAAGCGATTTGATTGAAACGCCAAGTTGCTGCGCCATTTCCGCTTGTGAATCAATAAAGGCGAGTGATTCCTTGATACTGCTCGCTATTGCGCCTACGCCAAAGGCTGCGGCAAACATTCCGCCAACGCCTGCAAGCGTGCCGCGTAATGCGCCCACCGCTGCGTTTAGCTGCCCCGCTCCACTTGTGGCCCCTGCAAATGGATTTGTCTTTTTCTGCGAATTCGCCCATTTACTGTAACTGGATACATGCGCCTTGGCCTCATTCGCCCCACGGCGCACACCTTCCGCATTTGCGGTAAACATTACTGATATGCTACTCAGCCTGGCCATTGTCAACCTTCTTCCTATTGTCCGTAAACTTGATCAACCCGCCCATCATTGATGCCATCCGCTCCGCCACCGCTATTTGCTCTTCCTGCGTCTGCGGCCTCCATGTCAGCTTATTGTTGCGCCGCGCAATCGGCATATAATCCAGCGGCTGTGATGTTTTGCCACGGCCTCTATTGGCGCGGCAATTCTCCACCGTTGCGGAAATAATGCCTGCATTCAACTGTTCCAACTCGCTGCCCCAAGGCTCTACACTGTAATACACACACCAAAGGTTAAATTCTTCCAAGTCCATCCGGTCTTTAAGTTCCCGCAATGTGCAGCCCAAAAGCCCGCAGATGCGAAACTGCATCATTAGCCGGAAATTTTCAATCAGTTTTTTTCCGTCCCTCCGGCCTCGTTCTCCGCCTCCTCTATATCCGCCACACTTAAATTGATGCCGTTCTGCTTCATACAGGCAAAGAATAAATCCCGCACAAATACGGTATCCATGTCGCGTATGTCCTGCACGTCACCATCGCTGAAGACGCGCAATCCGTCCTCGTCACAAACGGTCTCAAGTATCACAGCGCAGACGTAATCCGCATACGTCGCCGCGCCGTCGTTGTACTTCTTGCGCACTTCTTCTATGCGCTCGCTCGCCCCTATGCTCCACTTGGCGACCCCCACACGGGAGCCGCCAATATCTATGATGGAGTGCTTGGGCTTGCCAAGGTTTTTAATGGCGTCTTTTATCACGGGGTAATATCCTGCGTGCCTTCACCCGTCATCTTAAACGTTGCCGTCCAGACCTGAAGGGTTTCAAGCTCCATGCTCATGTCAATCCCCGTGCAGAATGCAGACCCCGCAAGGCTTACGCCAGACGACCATGCCACCGTAAGCGTTGCCGCCGCGGATGTTGCCATCGCTTTATAGTCCGTGCCTGTGTCGCCCTGAAACTCAATTGTCACCTCGCCCAAATCATAAAGAGTGCCGGGCATAAAGGTATGCGCGTTTGTGGTTCCAAGGTGTGAAGTCTGGATTGATTCGCGCTTGAATGCGCCACTCCACTTGATTGACATTACTTCGCCGGACCATCCGGAAAAGGTAATTGTCGCTCCTGTACCTAACATTGGTGCTGTTGCCATTTGGATTTTCTCCTTATGTGTTTGGCGTTACGTTGTAACCAATTTTCAAATTGATAACCCGCTGGAACAAAGGCGTTGACCCACCATCCGGAGGCGGGTCTGTGCCGTCATACGTGTTTTTAATGTGCAGCATTTGCACGGTGCATGTATCGCTGCCCACTGTCACCGTGCCACGATAGCCCGCCACTGCAAGCCTGAATTTATCTGCAAGCTGGCGCATTTGCGCGTCGGTGTCCGCAAATACATCAAACTCTATATCCGCCACTATAAGACCGCTCTCGCCAGTCAAGTGGTATGTATGGTCATCCGATGATCGGAAATATGTTATGTATGGCCGCTTTGCGCTTTGTGGCACGGAGAAAAGCGGGTAAATGCGCGTACCGATAAGAGTGGACACGTCCGAGTCATCCAGCAGCAATTTGCGAACGGCATATTCTGGTTCGAGTTGCGCCATTACAATGCTCCTGTGGCGCGGAGGAATGCCCGCTCTTGCCGCTTCATGCGGGCTTCGGCCTTGGTGCCTATACTCTTGACCGCGCTCAACAATTCATTTGAAAGCCTGCTTTCAAATCGAGAAATAATCGCTACGCGGTTGCGCATAAAAACAGGTTCCCAGACGGGAGTTGCTTTTATTCCGGGGTGCTTGCCGCCCTTTGTGCCTGCGATATGTGGCCTGACACCATTGGGGCCACCAAACCAATGCGCCATTTTTGCATAGTCAAACTGCCCATTCTGCCCTGCCCTGCGCTTGCGTTTTGTTGTGAATTCCCGGTCAAGCACAGGCCCCACCATTGACCATGAAATGGCCTTGCGCCCGCCTTTGCCAATATTCTTGGACTTGATCCCTATACTGCTTGCCATTTGACGGCGCGCCCTGCTATCCAATGTTGTAAGCCCGCTGATTGCCGCCTGCTTTGCAACGCTTACATGTGGGGTCATTGCAGCAAGTGTTGACTTATAAAGCGATTCCTTGCGCACACGCGCATCAAGTTGCGAAAATGCGTTAAGCGTTTCCGTGATTCCGGCAATCTGTATTTTTGAATCGCCTATCATCTTAAATGCCTATCGGGTTTCCGGCATCTGCGGCAGGTGCAGGCTCACCGTTAATGTCCGGCTTGCTGCCACCGGGCGCAAGTACAATCCATCCGTCCTTCATAGCCTGCGCAACACGGGACTCGGACAATTCAATGACCGCGCCCGGATACACCGTGCGCCCGTTATCGCCTTGGAATGGCTTCAAAACCTTGTAGTACTTCGACATATCAAAACCCCTCATTAAAGGTTGTCACGGCCTTTGCAGTTGCATACAAGCTCAACATGCGCGTTGCCCGTGTCAATGACCGATTCAATTTCACAAATGCCCATACGGATAACGACCGTCCCGTTTGAGTGTGCCGCCGCCGTGCTGCCAAATGCGCCGCGGGTCACAGTAAGTGACGTGGTGCCAAATCCCGCCGTCACAATCATTAGTTCGCTTTCAACCCGTATCACCGTTGCCTTATCACTTCGGATCAAGTCCGAATCGGAAAGCGTGGCCGTGGTCACTCCGGCATTGGCAATGGCCGCGCCCAACGTTGTGTTGTTTTGCGGAATGAGAAAACGCCTGTCCGCAACAATGTCATCCCGATAGCGCACGCGGATTCTGTGCGTAAGCTCTGGGCTTACTTGCCGCGCCTGCATCAACTCCCGCCCTATAAGCGTCTGTATTTCTGCCCAGACGGAAACAACATTTTGCCAGTTGTCCACAATCTGGCCGGATGCTGTGTCTTGCGTGCCTGTGTTTTTTTGAAGCCAAACAAGTTGGTTAAGCTGGCCGCTCGGTATGCCTCTGACGTTGCTCATAGCTGCGTCACCTTGTAAATGGAAAGCAAATTTTCAAGCGCAAATTCTAGGTTTGCCTGTATCGTTCCCACCAAAACAACGCCGCGGTTTGTGTACCAATGCTCCACAAGCATAAACACCGCTTGCCTGATTGCTTCCGGCACGTCCGTTGTTGCCGCGCCATAGCCTGAAACATAAGTGATTTGCAAAGCGTCCGCGCGATCCGCTATCACCGTTGGCCATGAATAACCGTCTTTCAGCATGACACGCCCAACATAACTTACTGTGTCCGCCCTGTATGACGCGCTGGAAAAGGTCTGCAATGTGTCGTCCGTGTCGTAGTACCTCACATGCGTTATGCTTTGCAGCTTGGGCATGGGAAGCTCAAGGACACTGCACGAAGGAGCACCGTCAAGGCTCAAAATAAAGGTCTGGTTTATCAGGCTTCGGCGCAGATACTTTTCAAGGTATTGCCTTGCCGCCGTGATTAGCAAGCCGATCTTCGTGTCATCGTCTGTGCCTGTAATGTGCAAATGCGTTTTGGCCTCTGTCACAGTGACAGGTTCCAAAGCTGGCGCGGTGGACACATTCAATGCCCACCGCGCCGATATAGTCTCGCTGTTTAGGTAGCCCGCAAGGTACATCGTTTATCCTTTTACGTCAAGGGTAACCTGCACGTTTCGCACTTGGAAGGCGGATGTTGTGCCGCCAGCCGGGTCGGTCATGTCCGCCGTCATTGCGATTTGTAAAATGTCACCCGCGACAAGGTCGGTTGATGTCACTGCAAAGGTATACGTCACGAAAGACGTGGTAACGGTCTGCGCTGCGGTTGTTACCAAATCGCTGCCAAGCGTCGCCGTTGCGCTTATTTCCTGCGCAGTGAAGTCAATTGTTGGAGTAGTGGCCGTGTTCGTGATCTTGCATGTCACCTTGATTTGCACTGTTTCCGCCGCGTCATATTCGGGCGGAATCGCAAACCTAAATGCCCCGACGCTTGTCTCTTGTGCATTGTCCGCCACAAAAGTGGTCAAGCCAAGAACGCCAGTACCAATCACGCCATAACTAAAGTCCCCGGTGTTTGTGCTTGCGCTCAGTGGCGCGGCTCCCGGTACAGTATGGAATGACTCAATTGGTACGTCATAGGCTGCGTTGGCATCTTGGATAAGGTCTGCGCGGGCAACGCTGCCAGTGGGAAGGTTTATCGTGCTTCCAGATTGCACGTCAAGCGTGCCACCGGATTGCACTTCCACCTCGCCGCCGCTGGCGATAACCTGCTTGGCCCCGCCTTGCTCAAGATAAACAAGCGTGTTTTGCGCAAACGCCGCAAAGCAAAGTAGACAGATCAAGAAAACAGGAATCAGTTTCTTTTTCATCGTAATACCTCGCTTACTTGGTTCCGGCAATCGGGTTGATGAGTTGCTCGCCTTCGATTGTTCCGGCGATCTTGTTGTCCTGCGGAAGAGTCTTTGCGCGATACTGGATCGCATAAATGTTCTCCACCGTGGTAGACGTCCCGCGCACTGCAATGGGTCGCACATAACGCGCCGCCGGGTTAATGATGTCCACGAATTGCAGTTCACTGGACGCGCCCGCGTCGTTCGGCTCGCTGCCTGCAATGTCCGTGAAGCTGGAATTGTCAGAAGACTGCTCCGCATGGATGAGGTTGTCCGCCGCGCCTGTTCCAAAAGAGGCAAGGAAAACAACGCCATCATATCCGGCCATGTCTACGGATGTTCCGGTAACATCCGTGGTATTGGCAGAGGCATATGCCGCCACTTTCGTAACCTTCACCTCTTCGGTAAAAAATCCAATGTTCATTTTTTCTTCCCTTTCATGTGTAACGCCTGCGCGTTTTCACGAGGCGCATCTTGTTTCATTGTTTCAAGAGGCGGCTGCTCCAAATAAACAGCCGCCCCGGATTCGACCATACGTGCAGCTTCGGCGGAATCCCAAAGGATTTCCGATCCGAATGGATAAGACT